AACAACGCCCGAATCTGAATCGAACCAACAAGAAATAGTTATAAAATACCTTCGTTTAGCATATCCCGAAGCGTTGTACTGCGCTTCAGCAGGTGGAATGAGGACAAGTTACTTACAAGCGATCAAAATGAAGCGCACAGGATATGTGAAAGGCTTCCCCGACCTATTCATATACGAACCACGCGGAGAGTTTCACGGATTAGCTATTGAGATGAAGAAAGAGAAAGGTGGTACTGCATCACCAGAGCAGAAGCGTTGGCAAGAGCAATTGCGAAACAGGGGATACGCTTCGTATATTTGTAAGGGTAATGAAGAAGCAATCAAAGTTATCGACGAATATTTTAATGGGTGACACTTGACCAATACATAGAAGGACATTACAAAAAGTTCAAAGAACTTGCGAAGAACATTTCGCGAGGCGAGGATTACTATGAAGACTTACTTCACGATTCTTTACTTTCTATGTTTGGAAGTAAACACATCGAGAATCTAATCGACACAGGCGACTTTGAGTTCTATTTGATTCGCGTTATGTATCTTGCAGTCAATTCGCCAACCTCTCCATTTTACAAACAAACCATTGCTTGGAACAGGAATAGACGTGACTTCAAAGAATACGCTCACGAAGTGGACAAGACGTGGTTGGGCGCAAGGATGACCAACGAACAACTGGATATCCTTATAAGTCGTCTGAGCGAGTTTGAGAGGCTTATCTTTCAAGAATATATCTTCGAAGGTTTCACATATCGAGAGCTGTCGAAACAAACAGGTATCCCGATGCCATTCTTATATCGAACAATAGATAATATCAAACAAAAAATAAGAGCAAATGTTATTCGCAAAGTCAAATGAGTATAAGCGCAGGTTGGAAATTTGTCGCACCTGTAAATTCTTTGAATCTTCAACGCAAAGCTGTGGGCCATTGATCGTTGGCGAAGAAGTAGAAACCGAAGTCCTATTCCGTCGTAAGTCAATCAAACTTTGTGGCTGTGTTATGCCTATCAAAGCAAAGTTAGCGTTCGCATCTTGTCCTGCGTCAAAATGGAACGGTGTTCTTTCTATGGACGAACAAATAGAGTTTAAGCGTTTCTTGCTCGATATGAAGGCGCAAGGACGTTTAGAGCAGAAAGATATGCTGAAGTTTTATTCGTTCAAGGATAAAGCCACAGGCGCGTTTAATGAGCGTTCTACTTGCCCCCCCTGCGTGAAGAAAGACATCAATACGTTTCTCGAATCAATGAAAGACGTTGATGTTGATTTGAACAAATAGAAACTTAAAACTTGTTAAGCAACCTTTGGAAATACAAACGTATATTTGTATAGTCAAACGTTTTTAGTATTGCCCCCTTTTGTTTTACGTTTGACGACTAAAAACAATTGGGGGTTATTTTTTTGAACTAAATGAAACAAACTGGATAAGAACACAAACCGCCTTCGTAAGTCACAGCGAAGTAACCAATGACTACACTTGCAATACACCAATGCTTGGAACGCGCAACTGCTCTTTTAAGGGCGAGAGTAATCTTTTTTGGGGGACTTTTTCTTTTGTTCTTTCTTTAAAGTGCTTACACGTTTTCTTTGTTCTTTTCTTTTCTTTGCATATTTAAGATACGTACAAAGACGTATAGACAATTATAAAAGTTTAGCATAGATTTGCAAAAGTATAATCAATAATCAAATAACAATTTATGAAAACAAAAAGAACGGTGTTCATCTACAACACCAAAGAAACAACGGAACAAGAAGCAAAGTACATTGTTGACATTCTGAACTGTGATGACTCAATGCTATGGGATGAATCAGACCATGACGGAGTAGAAGTCTTTGAAGTACCAGTTGAATCAAATGCAACTCAAGAAACATTTGAAGAATTTTTAGAAAGAGAAGGCTACGATGAAGGTAGAACCCAAGAGATATGGGCAGACGGTGCTAGAAGAGGTGCTGAATGGCAAAGAGAACAATTTAAAACTAAATAACTATGGAAATTATTATTGACAGAACAAACGAGGAAAGACAAAGTGCAATTGTAACTATTGACACTAAACATTGTACTTACCGTTACGCAATCAAAGATGCTCTTGAATTAGCATTAAAATTAGATGGTCATACTCAAAGTGTGATAGATGACGTTTTTGGACAACAAACATATGAATTTAAATCTAAAACTCAATAATTATGGAAAAGAAACAAACTGCGGTTGAATGGTTGGTGGAAGAAATTAATAAAAATGGGGAAGAAATTCATAAAAATAGCAACTGGATTCCTACTCATATGATTGAACAAGCCAAGCAAATGGAGAAGGAGCAGATTGAAGAGGCATATAATGATGGAGCAGAAGAAATACATGATAATCCTGAATACTACAACAAAACTTACGGAGGTGGTGAATGATAATCATACCAGCTCAACTTGAAAGCGTAGGTACGCGAAAGGACAAAACGCTCAAACTAACCTTTGGAACGAACGAGTTAAGTCCTTCACAAGCATCAGAACTATTCACAATAGCAAATCAATTTGGTTATCTTGCCTTCAAAGACGAAGATTTCAAGCGCGAAGAACTGGACGCAGTAGAAAGTCTTAAGAGTGAACTTGAAGATACGTTAAAGAAGCCTTCACAACGTTTGCGAGGTGTTCTATTCAGACTATTCGAACAAGACAACGACGGCTTCAAAACATTCTCGAAATACTACGATTCGAAAATGGAACAACTTATTAACCATTACAAGAGTAAATTAGGGTAATTGTTACCTTCGAAAAGAAAACGAGAGTAGTTTTTATATTTATAAATTATGAGCAAGGAAGAAAACAAACCACAAAACGCAACACTAAAAAAGACTGCTATGCTAAAGGCTCTCGAAAGCACTTTGGGTGTGGTAACTTCTGCGTGTGAAATTGTAGGCATAGACAGAACAACACACTATCGTTGGTTGCAAGAAGACGAAGACTACAAAGCGAAGGTTGAATCATTGTCTGACCTTGCTGTTGACTTCGCAGAAAGTCAGTTGTTTGAATTGATTAAGGGAGCGCACCGCGAGGTGTCAACACCAGATGGTGAAGTAATCCGTATTCAAGACGCACCCAACACAAGCGCAACAATTTTCTATTTGAAGACACGAGGAAAGAAACGAGGGTACGTTGAGCGAAATGAAATTGCAGGTGTGAATGATGCTCCTATTCAAATAATAATCAACGACAAGTTATGAGTAAAGCAACACTAACCTTTGACCTTACCGACTTCGACGATCGTTTCGAATACACGCGAATGATTAAAGCTCTCGATATGGCAATGATGCTTTGGGAGTTACAGATGAACGGTTACCGCAAATTTACCAAGTACAACGAAAGGCAAGAAGGCGCGTATCAAGAAGGCATTGAGGAAGTCTTTGAATACATACGCGGACTACTGCGAGAACACAACATCGACGTTGAACAATTGATTGTATGATAGTGGAAAATAATCTACAAAAAGATGGTGATAGTGGAAAATAAACAACACTTTAATGTGATTTTTTCGCAAGTATAGTAGATTTTTGCGACAAAGAACGAAGAAATAAACTTATAATAAAGATATGCCAATACCAACACCAACCTCAACAGAAGCAAAAGACGAATTTATTGTTCGTTGTATGAGCGACGAAACAATGGTTGCTGAATACACAGATTCAACGCAACGATACGCGGTTTGCATTAACACATATAAAGAGAACAAATGAGCGAAAACAAATTAAACTTTTTGAAATCACAGATACGCGCTTTCAACCCAGAGTGGACGAAAGAGCAAATCGAGATGGAAGCAATACGAATATACAACGAAGCGAACACTATCGACGACGACGACGAAGGCTGTTTGTATTGTGGTTCATAAACGAATAAATACGAATAAATGAGTATAAAAGTAAGTATACCCGCTGACTATTCTTCGATTAGTGTCAAGCAATATGTTGACTACCACAACGCGAAGAGCGACATCGACAAGTTGGTTAGTATTAGTAACCTACTGAAGGAACAGGCGGAACAAATTCCTTTCCAACACTTGCCGACTTTAATCCAAGCGTTCGAAGGAACATTGCTAAATGAATCAGCGAAGTTCTTCGAGACTATCACGATCAAGGACAAAGATTTCGGTTTTATCCCCGACCTGTACTCAATCAGTATGGGTGAGTACGCTGACATTTCAACGTGGGCTTCGGACGTGAGCGCGAATATGGTGAAGATAATGGGAACGCTTTACAGACCTATCGACAAACGCGTAGGAACAAAGTACACCATTGTACCTCACAGCAAACAAAATAGAGAGCTCGTTGAAGGGTACGTTGAGCAAATGACGCTCGAACAATTCAATGGTGCGATGCTTTTTTTTTCGACTTTGCTCAGCGAACTAAGCAACACTTCGCTCGATTATTTGGAGAACGAGGTGAAGAAGTTGACGGAGGAATTGACGGAGCAATTGAAGACAGAGACAACCTAAACCAAGTGCTTGGACGTTATGGATGGTATCATCTTTTTATGGAAGCCTGTGGGCGCGACATAACAAAGTTGGACGCAATTACGGAAAAATCCGCGTGGGAGATATTTACTTATATGACTTACCTAATAGACTACAATTATGTCGAACGTACAAAGCTACAACGCGCTCATAGATAGATTCAAAGCATTTGCTTCTGGACACTTTATATTAAAGAGATTCTCACACGGACAAATCGAGGTTTCCGACTTAGAAAAGTTTGGTGAATATCCATTTATGCACGTCATACCTTCCAACGTGACTTATTCGCAAGGGATGAAGACTTTCAGTTTTCAGATTGTCCTTGCCGACTTACCACGCGACAAAGAAGACAAGAGCGAATACCAACGTGAAGCGTTATCAGACCTTCAACGAATTGCAGAAGACTTAATTGCTGAGATTACGAACCACCGCGTTTTGTTTGGTGACTTAATAACGGTAAACAATGTTTCGTTAGAACCATTCCTTGAAGAGTTTCAACATACGCTAACAGGTTGGACGGTTAGTCTTGACCTTCTTGTTCCTTACTATTGGGACGCGTGTTCTATTCCTGCGGAGTGGAACGATATGTTTGAGAGTGGAAGCGGTGGCACAGGTTCAATCTTGACGTTCATCGATTCAATTACACGCGACGAAAACGGAAACGTTAGTCTTGTGAATGACGAAGCCGAGCCTTCGCCTAACTACTATTATGGAACGAACGACGAAGGTGTGCGCGGTTGGTATCTATTGACAGACGAAATAGGATTGACGTGTGAAACGATTGGAGATTGCCAGACGATTATAGACATCGAAGCGGCAATTGATTTGTTGCAGACTGACGTTACCGACTTGCAGAGCGACGTTTCTTCTTTGGAGACGAACAAAGTACCTTACACAGGCGCAACAGGCAACGTTGACTTAGGCGATTACGAATTGAAGGCGGGACAGATTGAGTTCGACCAAACACCAACAGGAACGGCAGGGGTTGGCGTGATGCGTTGGAACGACACAGATGGAACGGTTGACGTAGGATTGAAAGGTGGAAACGTAACTTTACAGGTAGGTCAAGAAAGCGTTATTCGTGTAGTAAACAAGTCGGGTTCTAATTTACTCGAAGCAAATTATCAAGCGGTTCGCGTTCGTCTTGTTGCCGAAGGTGGTGCGCAAGGTCAACGATTAGCCGTCGTGTTAGCACTTGCGGATACAGACGCAGACTCAGCCACGACAATAGGACTTGTGACCGAAACGATTAACAACAACCAAGAAGGATTTGTAACCACAAGTGGCGAGGTAAAAAACATAAACACAACGGGTTCATTGCAAGGTGAAACGTGGGTTGACGGAGACATTCTTTATTTGAGTGGTACGACGTCGGGACGCATTACAAATGTGAAGCCTTCCGCACCAACGCACACAATCATTATTGGTTATGTGGTTTACGCTCACGCGAATAATGGAAAGATTTTCGTTAAGGTTGACAACGGCTATGAGTTGGACGAGTTGCACAACGTGAAAATCACAACACCTGCGAATAACAACGTTTTAGCTTACACATCAGCGACTGACATTTGGGAGAACAAGACGGTTGCAACGGCACTCGGTTACACTCCAGTCCCCGAAACGCGAACGCTCACGATCAACGGCACAACGCAAGACTTAAGTGCCAACAGAACTTTCAGCGTAGGTACTTTCAACCTTCCTTCGCTCACAAGCGGCAGCGTTCTATTCAGCAACGGCACAACGATAGCGCAGGATAACGCAAACTTGTTTTGGGACGATACGAATAATAGGTTGGGGATTGGTACGGCGACTCCTACATCTCCTTTTCAAGTAGGTTTAGGAACGGCACAATATGTTAGATTGAATCCTGTAACTGACACAGCTTTAGATACAGGTTTTTCAACATCTCGCGTTTTATTAAGTACAAATTCAACAACGACATTTGGTGCTGCAATTGCTCCTGTAAATGGCAATGGCGGTATTAGACTTGGTGAATTAGGTTCGTATAGCTACATAGTAGGCGGAGCAAATTTGATATTGAATCCAACAGCAGGAAATGTTCTTATCGGAACAGCAACAAACGCAGGCTACCGATTAGACGTCAATGGAAGCGTTAGAGCAACAGGCTCAATAAGCGCGGCTTCAGCCATTGCGAGAGGTACGTTCTTAAATCAAACGCTTGTTGCGACAGCGAACAACGATGTGTTGGTAGGGTTAGAAATTAATCCAACTTTTACAAATGGAGCGTTTACGGGTGTTAAAAATAATTGGATAAATTTAGTAGGTAATGCCTCTATCAATTTCACGAATCAACTGTACTTAAAAAGAGGAGATGTTGATGTTTTATTTGCATCATCGGCAGAAACACAACTGAAAACAGTATCATCTTCAGCGCCATTAAAATTCTTTGTTGGAAGCACTTCACAATACGCACAATTCTTTGCAACAACAGGTAACTTCACACTTCAAAACGGAGGCACGTTTACAGACGCAGGGTTTAGGTTGGATGTGAATGGAACTGCGAGATTTCAAGGTCAATTAAATTCACAATCAATTGTTCCTGTAGCAGATTCAACGCATAATTTAGGGACTGCTGCATTACGTTACAATGTTGTAAAGAATTGTGCGTATTGTGAAGTGCTTCCGACAAAGAATTTTAATGGCGCTG